TTATATAAGGTGTATTTCAAGTTCTTCACATTCCTTGCGCATATCTTCGGGCCAGATGCTGGCTTGTATTTCTCCGATGTGAGCTTTGCGAAGGTAGAACATACACAAGCGGGATTGTCCGATACCTCCTCCGATAGACAGGGGAAGGGTGTCATTCATCAATCGCTTGTGGAAATAAAGTTCCAGTCTTTTTTCTTCTTTTTCTTCTTTTAACTGACGTTGCAAGGCTTCTTTGTCTACACGGATTCCCATCGATGATAATTCGATGGAGCGTTGCAGTACATTGTCCCACAATAGGAGGTCGCCGTTTAGTCCGGGCAGGTCGTTCAGTCCTTTGGTAGTGTAGTCGTCGTAGTCCGGTGCGCGTCCGTCGTGCTTCTTGCCATCACCAAGTTGACAGCCTATTCCTATGATAAACACAGCTCCATATTTCTGACAGATGGCATGTTCGCGACATTTAGGTTCCAGGTTCGGATAAAGCTGGCGCAATTCCTCTGAATGAATGAAATGTAGCTTTTGTGGCAGGCAAGGTTTGATTTGCGGATACATTTCATATACCATATATTCTGTACGGATCATAGCCGCATAAATACGGTTGACGATTTCCTTTAGGAAGTTCACAGTCCGGTCTTCATTGGTGATAACACGTTCCCAGTCCCACTGGTCTACGTAGAGAGAATGCAGGTTGCCCAGTTCTTCGTCTGACCGAATAGCATTCATATCCGTATAAATACCATATCCCGGTTCGATGTGATAGTCAGCTAAGGTCAACCTTTTCCATTTAGCCAATGAATGAACCACTTCGGCTTGCGCATCGCCCAGATCTTTGATTGGGAAAGAAACAGGTCGTTCTATTCCATTCAAATCATCATTGATACCCATTCCTTTCAATACGAAAAGAGGGGCAGTCACACGTCTAAGGCGTAGTTCGGATGACAAGTTTAATTGGAAGAACTCTTTTATTTGCTTGATTCCCAACTCGGTCTGTTTGAGGTCGAGTAGCGGCTTATAGTTCTTAGGTTTTATCAAGTAACTCATAGGTTTGTTAAATGTTAATTGTCGGCAAAGATAGGAATAAAATTGATATATGTAATGGATATTCTCTAAAAGATTGTCAATTTGATAAAGTAAATGCTCTAAAGCGTTTCAAAATAACAGTCTTCTAATATAGGGAAGTACCTTAAGAACTATAAAAAAAGGAGAATCATTAGGAAGATGAGAAGATTTTTTATACTTTTGTCCTCGCATTTAGAAAGAATGGCCCCGTAGCTTAGTGAATAGAGCGTCAGATTCCGGTTCTGAAGGTCGTGCGTTTGAATCGCACCGGGGTCACATTGTAAAACCGCAATTATCTTATTATTAGATAGTTGCGATTTCCTGTTTTATGCCGTTGCACAACATTTGCACAACATCTAGGTATGTGGAGAGATTTATTAATAAAATAAAAGCCCGTTTTTTATACGGGCTATTATTGGCATTACATGTTCTTTTTAACAAGATCAACATATCCGGGGAAGTCTCCGGGATTATTATAAAGTTTCTTTGGATCGTTCGTCATCTGAATTATTTCCCAGTTTGGCGAAATATATATAAGGTACTCGTCCAAGATTACAGCTCCTAATTTATTCTTACCTCTAAATTTATACTTGTATAAATAGGCTACATCTTCATTGACTTTATCGCCCATCGCATTTTGAATAGAATCTATGCCAATAAGTATTATACTATCTTTAGTTATTGAAGAAGAATAATCTAATCCATAATTGGATGCCCCTTTATTGTTTTCAATGCTTTTTTGGAAGTATTCTTTTCGATAGTTGATATTATCAATATACTTTATAGTATCAATGGCTTCCGCAGAAACAAACTCATAGCTAGACCAATCATTCATTTCTGTTTTCAGTTTGGCTTCTACTACTTCTCTTACTTTTTTCTCGTTTTGATTACCTGATCCCCCACATGAACAAAGTGCAGTGATTGCACATACTAATAAAATGATCTTTTTCATAAGCTTATTTTCTTTTGGTTGGTGATTTTCTTGTATGAGGTCGTACATAAGTTCCATCTTTTCTATAATATCCTTTTACTTGTACTCGACCTGTACCAGTGGAACGTGAAGGTGAATATGAGGATTTTGTCTTGATCGATTCTGTAAAATCTATTCTTTTTCCTTTAAAGTAATAGGTGGAATCTGTAGAGTTAAAAGTTAGATGTTTTATATCTTTAGAGGATATTTGTATAGGGTTTGATAAATTATAAGTTCCACAAATATATCCTTTATGACTTCCATATTGGGCTTTTTTTACAGTGCTACGACTCTCTTTGATAACTATATGTTTTCCTTTAGGAACATACATATAAGGAAGAAAATTATCTTTTGTAGGTTGTAAATCTATTTTAGATTCTGTTTGATATATATAATATTTACCTGATGAACATCCCGTCATTAATATGGTAAAAATTAATATTAAGAATAATATCTTTTTCATAAGCTAGTTTTTTAATTATCCGATTTTGTTTGATTGTGTGAATTTAAATACTCTACTGCCTTTTGGTACTTTTCATTAAATTCATTCATCTTTTTATTATATATCACTGTGTCTTTAAATAATTCAAAGTCTTCTTTAATATGTGCTTTCTCTGTTTCTGCATTTTCTATAATATCTTTATAATACTCTATGTTCTGTTGTTCAACGACAGAGCGCCATAAGAATATAGGGACCAGTAAAAACAATGAGAGTAAAATATATAATATGCCTGCTTTTATTAGTGATTTTCGCTCGGAAGGATTACAAGGTACTTTTATTCTTATATCTTGTTTTACATGTCCGTTCAGCCTGCGCCCATCTTTATATCTTCTATCTGGTACAAATTGTGCAACTAAAACAGATTTCTTCATGAATACTGTTTTTTGAAAAAATTTCATGATACCAAATATGAATATAATAATAGAAGGTACTACTAAAATAGCAAAAAATAAAGAAACAATATAGAGTACTATTTTAATGCCAGCGTTATATCTAAATAAAGATACTTGAAACCCTTCTGCTTCTGCTCTTAATCTTAATTCTTCGGGGGAGATGACCTCATTGGTTGATTCATCGAAAAATTGGTTATGTGTATTTTTACCGATACCTCTTATTGGGGTACTATGTGCATTCCCATAAATAGAGTTACTTATCACTTTCCCTCCATCTCGTCCCACTTGATTCACAGCAGACCGTACAAAACCTTTTGCTAAATCTTCAGTAAAATTTCCCATATTAATTATTATCTTCTTCTAGGTCTTTGTAATTCTATAACGTTAAATATCTGCTTTACTTCTGCTAGATCAATCACTCGATCAGGATACATACTATTTAAAGAATGTATTGTGATTGTATGATTATCTATATTATGATCTATGATTCTCTTTACGAGTATTCCTTCTTCATGTACAATAACGAAATCCCATTTAGTATAATGCAGCTTTGATTTTACCCAATATTGGGAATATATTTCTCTACATAATAATCTGTCACCTTCTAAGTAACTTTCTTCGGTTCCGTCATTCATACTATCTCCCCTTACTTCAAAAGCTACGTAGTTTCCTTTGGCTTCGTGGTCTATAATAAATGGTATGGTTGGGAGAGTTTCCATGTATGCGGCATCTTGATATCCGCATAGGTATCCTGCTTGTGCGTATTGGCTCACTAATGGTACGTTTATAATATGGCTTTGGTTAAGTGGTATTGCTTCGCTTATGTTTGTTTTAGCAATATTATCGCTAGCTTCGTTGGATACAAAATACTCAGATACTTTTTCTATTCCGAAAACGTTTACAATGTTGTTGTAAAGTTCCTCGGTTAGAGGTTTTTTGCCGCTTTCTATTTCTGATAAATAGGCTTGCTTAATGCCTATTTTCTCTCCGAAATCTTTTTGTCTAAGTTTTAGTGACTTCCTTAAAGATGCGATATTGATTTTATTCATAATGTTAATTATTGTTATTATAGCGATAAAACTTTGCGATAAATAGCGATATATCGCAAGAAGATGATATCTTTGCAATGTCAATCAATCAATCAACACCGCAAAGGTGCGAATATTGTGCGATAAAACCAAATTATTTACATAACTAAAAATAGGTAAGACGATGAACGCATTTACATTTTTAACAGAAAACGGAAGATTCAATAACAGTGAGATAATGAAACACGCTCATGTTTTGAAAGCGTATCGTCGTATCTCTTTGAGTGAGGCCTTGAAACAAGCTTGGTCCTTGGCAAAGAGACAGCAAAGAGAGTACAGAGAGATTGAAGAAGAAAAGAAGTCTTTCAAACCTGTATTCAATGCAAGCAAGGGAAATGTATTAAAGGCGTTCTTTGCCGATAAATATACTAACTATGATAGCTCTTGGAGGTAATTATGAGTACAGAACAAATAAAAGAGGGATTAATTTTCAATCGAAAGTATATAAGGAAATTGGCAGTAGTAGATGAAGTGACTGCTCAACAATTGACTGCCATCAATAAGTCTAAAAAGGATGTGATAATTTACGTTTTAAGTTTGATAAGTAAACAAGTAGCTCTGTTAGGTTAGAACTTACGAAAGAAGCGAGCGAAACGCTTTCAGGGCACATTGATTAGTTCTTTGACATTCTGGTTCACACGAAAAGAAATTCAACCGTAGCAGAAATGCCGAGACCGGTTGAAGGTTCGAATTAGTAACGTATATCACTTGGAAGTCCGAAAAGTCTTTATCAGTAAGCATATAGCAGTTAAGGCGAGCTATAACGCTATCTAAGTGATTCAACATATAGCCCTACTGACGGATTGAACGGCAGCCGATAGCGAGAATCGGGTAGGGCACTAACTTTTAATATCAATCCACAATAATAATCAAATAATTAATCTTATGGCAAAAGGAATTAAAACAATAACAGGAGATTGGGTAAATTCTATCTCTAAATTGAAATTAGGAGAAGTAGTTAGAATACCTGATGAAAGCTATGATTGTGTTATGAGTTCGGCTCGTTATCGGTTAAAAAGAAAATATAAGGTACTGATAGAAAGAGAGGGTGAAAAGGAAGTCATTAAAGGATTTAAGTACTTTAAAATAAAAAGGACTGCATAATGGAACCTTTATCGCAATGTGAGTACCAAGTAGCTTATGAAGTAGCCAAAGGGCAAACCCCTGATGAAATAGCCGATTTTCTTAAAAAGTCGGTTTGGACGATAAAAGCGCAAATACGGGACATTCATAAGAAACTAGGCATTAATAACAATGTCGAGCTTACTTTATATATGCTATGTGATAGGGCAAAAAGAAATTTCGATTTGAAAAAAATACGAAAGCATGGAATTGAAATTTTCTTTTCTGTGTGGTTCTTAATATTGGCTATAACTCCTAATTTCCAAATGGATATGAGAAGGTTAAGAATGCGTTCCAGTGCTCGAATATCGGCAAGGGCGATTAGACCTAAAAGAGACAGTGATTTGATGTTCGCTGCCTAATATTAACTATAAAAATATGTTCTATGAAAACAATTCATAAAATACAGAATGTAATTGCGGTCATTGCTTTAGGAATGTCTATGCATTTAGCAACGCAATTGGAAATAACTACCAAAGAGACTATATCAGCCGCTATAATGGTAGTTCTCACTATAGTAATGTTATTAGAGAGAAGTTATAGAGAAGTTCAACAAAAATAATAGGAGGAATTATGGGAATTACAGAAATATTGGATAGTGGCGCAGATGTTACTTTGAAAATTAAAAGTAAAGACTTAAAAGATTTTGCGGAGCATTTGATTGAAAAATCAATAAAAGGGGTCAAAGAATCATTTGTTAGACCGGAAGAGAGATATTTAACGATAAAAGAAGTTGCTGAAAAACTTCATGTTGATCCATCAACTTTATGGAGTTGGGATAAAAGAGGTTATCTCCGTAAAATAGAAGTTGGAGGGAAAAGATTATATCGTGAAAGTGACGTAGAAGCGATTCTAAATCGCAAATAACCATTCATTTATTAATTAACCAATGCCGGATTAAAGGAGTCCGTAGGGAGAATGCCCCTGTATTTGAGTTATACATGTTCTATATCCTAGTGTCCGTTGGTTCGGTATCTAGGAACAAAATTTTGTCGTTAAAATGCAATTTCGGAGGCGTCGGTTCGTGAGGATAGGCGCTTTATTTATTTCGATTAACCACTTTAAATAATATAAGATATGAATTTAGAAAACTATGAAGTGCTTCCCGTTGAAGCGCAAGATGTACAAATTGTACAAGTTGATGCAGTAGAAAGAGCAAACGTAGATTCGCAGGTAGCAACAGCCAAACGTTATCCACGAGACATAAGACGTAGTATAGACAACTCTGTTGTAATGGCTACCATGAATCAAGAAACAGCCCAATCATGTAGTTACGCCCTCCCTCGTGGCGGAAAACCTATCACCGGTCCATCCGTTCATCTAGCAAAGATAATTGTCTCTAATTGGGGTAATATGCGTACAGAAGCGAAAGTTGTGCAAATAACTGACAAGCAAGTCATCAGTCGTGGCACATGTTGGGATCTGGAAACTAATGTCGCTTCTGCATTTGAAGTCAGGCGTAGTATCATCGGCAAAAACGGGCAGCGATTCTCTGATGACATGATTACAGTTACGGGTAACGCAGCTAATTCAATCGCTTATCGTAATGCCGTATTCGCTGTCATTCCTAAAGCTATAACAGATAGAGTGTATTACGCAGCACAAAAATTTATAACCGGTGATTTATCTGACTCCGACAAACTTTTAAAGGTAAGAACAGGGATACTGAACAATTTCAAAAATAACTATGGTATAACCGAAGAAGAAGTTGTAAAGATGTGTGGAAAGCAAACGGTAAACCAAATCGGTGCTGACGAAATATCTATGCTGATGGGAACGATTCAGGCTCTGAAAGACGGAGATACTACAGTTGATGAATTAATGAAACCGATACGTGAAAGCAAAGAGGCAAAGAAAGATGCGATGAAAAAGGCTATATCTACATCAGTGGACGAAACTACTGGTGAAATCTTTAATCAAACTGAACAATGATAGAACAGGGGTCAAAGGATTGGTTAATTGCCCGATTGGGAAATTTCACGGGAAGCCGGATAGGTGACCTTATGACAAGCGGAAAGAAAAAAGGGGAGCTGTTTGGAAAGACAGCCCTCTCCTATATCTATGAGGTTGCAGCGGAAAGAATCATCCTTCCTAAATATATCAAGGATGATTTTCTGTTTGAAATATACCAGGAACAGGTAAGTGTCGGCAATAAATTTATTGATTGGGGACACGATAATGAAGATTTTGCTGCGGAACGGTATCAACTTGCTACCAGATGCGAACTGGAGGAATGCGAAAGCATTACTCACCCTACAATACCTTATTTTTCTGCTTCACCAGACCGAATATCAACCATTTGTAGTACAAGGAAAGTGGTTGAGATTAAATGTCCATTGCCAAAGACGTTCATGGAATACATGGCGGAGGTTAAGGATAACGACACACTTAAATCAGTAAACTCTAAGTACTTCTACCAAGTTCAAGCGGAAATGGCTTGTACGGGTTTAGAAAAGGCTGATTTTGTTGTTTTCTGTCCATTCTTGAAGCATAATATTCATATAGTAGAGATAACAAGGGATGAATCTGTTATCGCTGAATTTGAGAAGCGAATTCTGAAGGCTAATGAAATAATTGAAAAAATGGTAGCATAGCTTATGGAAAAAGAAATTAACGAAATAAACGATTACCTGAATATTACCTGTTCAAATAATCCGGTAGAGATACAAGAGAGAATATCAGTCATAATGGTGTATTTGAACCGGTCCGGTGAAATGCTTGCGGATGCGAAGAAGTTACTCCGGAAGAAGAAATCTACAGAAATAAGCAATACCATCATCGCAATAGCGAAAGAGCAATGCTTGTCGGCAAAGGTGCAAAACGCCTTGCTTGACAGCATAGCGGAGGAAGAATCATATTTGGTGGATCGGCTTGACCGGCTTAATGCTGCCTGCACGCATCAATTAGATGCCTTACGCACTTTGTTGAGTTACGAGAAGGAAGCAATGAGATTAAATAAAACGGGATATTAATAATTTTATAAAGTAGTATTTATATGATGCACACATGGTTTGAAGTGAAAATCCGTTATGAGAAAGTAATGGAAAATGGAATGAAGAAAAAGGTTACAGAACCTTATTTGTTTGATACCCTGTCTTTTACAGAGAGTGAAGGTAAATGTATTGAAGAAATGACACCCTTTATCAGTGGGGAGTTTACTGTTTCTGATATAAAGAGGGCTAATTATTCAGAGATATTCTTTTCTGAAGAAGAATCGGCTGACCGCTGGTTTAAATGCAAACTGGTATTTATCACGCTTGATGAAAAAAGCGGTTCTGAAAAGAAAACATCTACTCATGTACTTGTTCAGGCTGCCGATTTAAGGGATGCTGTCAAGAAGTTAGATGAAGGCATGAAGGGAACGATGGCAGATTATCAAATAGCATCTGTCTCTGAAACGGCTATTATGGATGTATATCCTTATGAAGCAAAGGAATAGCTTTGTTAACCTTTTTACCCCAGCCTGCCTGTCTGTGAAGATTGGCGGGCGAACATGGGACAAAATGGTCATAGGGCGCTAAGACTAAATGAACGGAAATTCTAAGTGTACATAAGAATGGATGTCATCAAGACCGGTGCTGTAAGTAACAGGTTGAGTAGTTTAAAGATCGTAGGATAGCCAATCTACGGACGAAAGCGAGAAAGCAGACGATACTTGTGCAGGTTCGAATCCTGCTTGTCCCACATGAAAATAACAATCACCAAACAAGAATACCAGACGATAGTCCGGTGCTTGAAAACATCAGAAATCCTTATTAGGGGATATAATTCGAGAGATGAAGATATGATTTGTAAAACTAGAAAGAAACTTCAAAGAAATTATGAGAACCGTAGAAATAATGACAGAGGTTGAAGTAGACCTTGACGATTACGTTGATGAAATTCTTGAAGAGTGTGACGACGATGAGCTAATTAAAGAAGTTGAGAAGCGGGGACATAGAGTTTATAGAAAAGGAAATCGTGTAGTAGCTTTTGAAGATCAACCTGTAAATTTCAACTCTCCGGAAGATTTAAGAAGATTCCTGTGTGATATAGCAGGTGTTGGATATTATACGAGTAACGAAACGCTTCTCAATGAAATAAAATCAAAATTGCCATGACATTCGAAGAAATGAAAGCCCAGTATTGCGGAAAGAACATCCGCAAAAAGCCGAAAGGTGAGGAGCATCAGATACAAGCATCTTGTATTCAATGGTTTCGCCTCCAATATCCCCAGTTAAAAAACATTCTATTTGCCATACCCAACGCAGCAAGGAGAAGTGCAAGAAACGGTGCCTATATGAAGGAAGAGGGTATGCTTGCTGGGGTTTCAGATTTGATTTTGCTTAAAAGTAATCGTTTCTATGGTGCTTTATGCATAGAGATGAAAAGGCCGGGTGAATACCAAAAGCCTATACAAAAGGAATGGCAGAAAGCGGTTGAATCTGTAGGGAATAAATATGTTGTCTGCCGTTCTTTAGAGGAGTTTATAAAGGTTGTGAATGATTACTTAACAGAAAAATAAGATTTTCATTTGGTATTTTGAAATTTGGGTGTATCTTTGCGGTGTTCTCGCCAAGAACAAGACTTATGAAAGAGATTAACGTGCATATTTTTATGTTCGTTTGTAAGCGTAATATTGCAAAGATATAAGGCTATCAAATCCCATTGGATGCTCGTTATCTCTAACGGTGTCGGTTCTTGGCGGAACGGGAGGCGATAGCCTTTCTTGTTTTTAACAACTCAAATTTCGTTCAATGCCAAGAACCAACGAAATCAGAGTTAAGGCGAATAATAGTAACCCCAACTTTGCGCCTAGCAGTGCGACAACTGTATCTTATGAAAAGTTCCTAATCGAAAAGAATTGCAAGAATGAAGCTTATGCCTTCATAATCTCGCAAGGATTATTCCAGCAATTCCAGGATTACCATTTTAGTCATCATTCGGACGATCCGCACAAGGATTGTCTAAAGTTCCTGTTATCTAATATTTAAATTCTAACTAAATGGCGGAATGAGATACTTCCGCCTATATCGCTATTGTCTAAAATTTAAATCAATATATTATGAATGAAATTAAAATCTTTCAGAATGAGCAATTCGGTCAGATCAGAATTGTTGTAAATGAAAACAATGAACCTCTTTTCTGTTTATTAGATCTTTGTAACTCACTTGGTTTATCCAATAACAGAAAAGTTAAAAGTCAGTTAGACGATGACGTAACTTTGAGTTACCCCATCCTTGATAATTTAGGAAGGGAACAAGAAGCAACATTTGTAACCGAAGCTGGTATGTATACGGTAATATTGAGAAGTGATTCCCCGAAGGCAAAACCTATGCAAAAGTGGGTGACAAACGAAGTTTTGCCCTCAATCCGCAAGCATGGTGCATACATGACAAATGAAACCTTGGAAAAGGCTTTAACGTCACCCGATTTTTTGATTCAGCTTGCAACTAATTTGAAAGAAGAAAAACAAAAACGTATTGAAGCGGAAAGTAAAATTCAACAAGATGCGCCTAAAGTTCTTTTTGCCGATGCGGTTTCAACTTCTCAACGTTCTTGTTTGATAGCTGAATTAGCGAAGATTCTTCAGCAAAACGGTGTGAATATCGGTCAAAATCGTTTGTTCTCATGGATGCGTGATAATGGCTATCTCTGCCAAAAAGGTGACTACTACAATCAACCGACACAGAAATCCATGAAATTAGGGCTTTTTGAATTGAAGAAAACATCAATCACTAAGCCGGATGGTTCGGTGTTGGTTACCACCACAACGAAGGTTACGGGAAAAGGGCAAATCTATTTTGTGAATAAGTTTTTAGGAAAAGATGCCGCATAAATCAACAGGGCTACTTATCGGTAGCCCTAAATAACTTTAATCATGAAAAAGAAATCCGACAAGCATATTATCCGCCCTAACACCTGTGCAAAATGCAACAACGGGCAAATAATTCCAACCGAGAAAGGCAATCCACGAGTAGTTTATTGTAGTTTCTTTAACCGTCGGTTTGTTGCCGACAGCAAAAGAAACTGTATTCATGCGTATTAAATTTATGGACGGATATACATTGACAGAGAAAATGAGAAAAGCACGAAGACGTAATCGGCTTACCGCTACCGAACAGGCACTATTCCACGAATTAGTTGCCGTTTGTAACAGCGAGGGTTGGGAGGACGTTTTCAGTTGCTCGAATATCGAACTCTGCTGTGCTCTTAATATAGACGAGAAAACTTTAGTCCGTGCCAGGTTATCTCTAATTAATGCTGGGTTGATTTATTACAAGTCTGGTAAAAGCAAAAGGATTGTAGGTTTATATTCTTTTGAAAAGGCCTTTGAGAATTCGATTGTGAGTTCAACTGCCGGAAATATTCCGGTAGATAAGCCAGCCCAAGAGACAGTAGATGCGCCAGCCAATCTGCCAACCAATATGGGAACCAATCAGCCAACCAATGCGCCAGACTATATATATAAAACTAAAATAGAAACTAAACTAAAAGATAATATAGGGGAAACATCAAAAAATAAACAATTTGTTCCTCCTTCTTTTGAAGAAGTTTCTGCGTATTGCATGGAGAGAAAAAATGATGTTGATCCGCAAAGATGGATGGATCATTACACTTCTAACGGATGGATGGTTGGCCGCTCTAAAATGAAAGACTGGAAAGCAGCAGTGAGAACATGGGAAAGAAATAATTATCAAACAGAAAAAAAGTATGGAAACAAGGATAAGGCCGGTAACTCCGATTCCGATAGGAAAGCTGTTATCCGCACAACTGCCACCTACAACATTGATAAATGACAAGAAGAGACGAGCAGAAGTGTTTGCTGAATGCTGCCGCTTTGTTTGTCCGGGATTTAAAGTTGAAGGGTCTTTTAGAAAGATAATGAATGATATATTTCTCTATGCAGAAGGTGATTCGGGGGCTGGGAAAGGCCTTTTGCTAACAGGAGATTACGGGACCGGTAAATCAACTATAATGCAAATTCTAAATAAATACTTATGGTTTATTGGAGGACGTGATGCCGGGGATTATCCCATTGGAGGATTTAGAATTGATTCCGCCTCTTATGTTGCTACTGGGTTCTCGATGAAAGGACGGGATTATTTGGAACTGTATACTTACAATGGTGGAATCCCTAGGACGATCTGTTTTGATGAATTAGGAAGGGAACCTATTCCTTCTAAGCATTTTGGTACGGAGTTGAATGTTATGCAGTATATCCTTCAATGTCGATATGAATTGAGATATGAGTGTAAAACTCATATAACGACCAATCTTTCTATAGAAGAGATTCAGGATCGATATGGTGCATATATCGCTGATCGCATTAATGAGATGTTTAATGTAATCGAATTGAAAGGATCTTCCCGCAGATGAGAATACTCCTAAACATCCTCCTTCTCCTAGTAGTGAACATCTTATTTTACCTGGTGGTGTATGCGATAGCGGACCACTTGATGGATACAATTAATTAAAATATTTTCAATGAATACAACCTTTGAGAAATCGGTTAATACCACCGATGAATGGTACACGCCAAAAGAAATTATAGACGCATTGGGAAAGTTTGATTTAGATCCATGCGCTCCGGTTAAACCGCTTTGGCAAACAGCTACACAAATGTACAACAAGAACCATGACGGATTAACTAAAGATTGGGTAGGTCGTGTTTGGCTTAATCCTCCTTATTCCCGTCCGCTTATTGAACAAGTTTATAAAACGGATGGCGGAGCATGGAAACGGAATTGCATTACTCTTTAATCGTTGTGATTCAAAGATGTTTCAAGATGTAATATTCGAAAAGGCAACAGCTATGAAATTTCTACGGAACCGGATTCGCTTCTTTCGACCGGATGGGACTCGTGGAGATTCGCCCGGTTGCGGCAGTATCCTAATAGCTTTCGGTGAAGAGAATGCAGAGGTATTAAGAACTTGCGATATCGCAGGTAAGTATATACGAATCAATTAGAGTAAAACCTTGCAAGTTCTTGAAGAATTATCAAGGATTTGCGAAAAACAAAAAATGTAATGGATAAAAAGGAGCAACAGGCAATCGACTTTCTTCGTAGTATGGAACGTGACGATCCGATGTGTTTAGGTTTTTCCGGTGGTAAAGATAGCGTTGTTATTCTCGATCTTGCAGAGCGTTCCGGCATAAAGTATAATGCTTCTTACGCAAATACTACCGTTGATCCGCCCGGTACAATCAGTTTCATAAAGAAGAACTATTCACAGGTTCAAATACTTCATCCAAAGAAATCATTCTTTCAGTTGGTTGAAAGCAAAGGACTACCCGGCAGAATGAGGCGTTTTTGCTGTGAAAAATTGAAGGAGCAATATGGTATCGGTCAGCGTACAATCGAGGGAATGAGGGCAGAGGAAAGCCAATCGAGGGCGTTATATGAGCCAGAACAATGTGATACACGCAGATGGATGAAAGGTGCAAAGCATATTCTCCCGATCCTTAACTGGTCAGAAGCCGATGTATGGAACTATATCCGAAAGTATGGACTACCATATTCCAAGTATTACGATGCACCTTATAATCTTTCTCGGCATGGCTGTGTTGGTTGTCCCCTTGCAGGGTGCAAGCAGATGCAGACGGAATTTAAGATGTTTCCCGGTTATGCCCGAAGAATGATTGTCGCCATTGAACGATACATGAACAACAAACCTAATAATGCACTTGCTAAGAATTTCAGTGATCCGTATGAAGCCTTTTACTTCTACATCAATGAAATGCCAATGCAGGACGTTAGACGGTTGAAAAAGGGACTCTTCCACTTTAATGCGAAGGAGGTTATACAGAAAGAGATTTTAAAACAATTAGCGTAAAACCTTGCAAGTTCTTGAAGAATTATCAAGGATTTGCGAAAAACAAATAAAGTAATGAGTGAAACAAAAATCATATTAGATGCCTGTTGCGGTAGCCGGATGTTTTGGTTTGATAAGAAGAATCCGAATACTTTATTCATAGACAAACGTAGTGAAACCATCACGGCCAAAGATAGAGATAAGATCAGAACCATAGAAGTAAAACCCGACATTGTAGCAGATTTCACTAATTTGCCATTTGAGGACAACTCTTTCTATATGGTAGTGTTTGACCCTCCACACCTTAAAACACTTGGTGAAACGTCATGGATGGCAAAGAAGTACGGCAAACTTCCTTCGAATTGGCAGGAAGTAATAAAAGCTGGTTTCGATGAATGTATGCGTGTCTTAAAGCCAAATGGTACATTGGTATTCAAGTGGAACGAAAGCGAGATAAAAGCTATTGAAATATTGTCTCTTATCCCTTATGAGCCGTTGTTTGGGCACACTACAGGGAGGCAAAGTAAGACGATATGGATGTGTTTTATGAAATTACCAATTGACTAATAACAAATAAGATATGAAACAGACATTAGAAGAAGCAGCAAAAGAAAATATTCTGTTTAATCACAGAACAGTTGATCGTACTTTGTCGGGTAAGGACTTGGCACAATTTGGGGAAATAAATTTCATTCAAGGTGCAGAATGGCACGCAAAGCAATCAATAGAGGTCCTTTCCTCTGTTTTAGAAAACTGGGTACATGGCGGTGATGCTGATTGCATCATTGCGGAGTTTGAAGAAAAATTAAACAATAAATAGTATGATATTAAAAGATATAGTAAGCCTATTGGCTAACCGGATAAACCAACCTCGTGTAATAGAGTGCTATTTACGAAAAGTGTATGCAAAAGGTTATGAGGCTGGAACCAAGCAATCCCCGTGGATAAAAACTAAGGAGCGGTTGCCAGAAAAGCCAGAATATGACTGGGTGCTTGTCATTGTCCGTGATAAAAGGGATGGTTTTATAGGTATTCCTCAAATTGGAGAATTAAGAAGTGACGGATTTTGGCATACTGTAACGAGCGACTCTTTCAATACGCCAGATTTCAGGAGGATATACAACACTACAGATGCTCTTGGGGAGATCCTCAAACAAGAGGTTGTAGCCTGGATGCCAATCCCATCTTTCGATGAAATACTGGAAGCCAACAGAGATGTACTAGAACGGATTAAAGAGAAAGGAGACTAATATGTATGTAGCGAGAGACAAAGACGGTGATTTGTATCTTTATAAAAAGCAACCCGTGAAGTATTCGGAAAGTTGGCAATTATGTAGTGACAATCCCCATGATTTCTATAAGCTAGACTCATCTTTATTTCCCGAAGTAAAATGGGAAGATGAAGAGCCGACAGAAGTGGAATTGGTAAAGAAGGAGGAATAATTATGCCTACAGTATTAAGAGAAACCTATCCAACAGCCAAGAAAGAACATATATGTGAATTTTGTGCTTGCAAGATACAGCCGGGACAAAAATATGTCCGTCAGACAAATGTTTATGATGGGACTGTGTATGATTTCGTCACACATCAAGAATGTAAAGAAGTAGCTCATGAATTGAGAATGTACGATGATTGTGATGATAGTGGGCTAGATGGAGAATCTTTTCGTGAAGAATTGGATTCATATGTATATGCCAATCATTATGACGAACATACAGATGATGTTTATACTAGTTGGCAGTTGAATTACTATGAGATAGCGAAGAAAGTATTGAAAGAACTTAAAAACGAATAACTATGGGATTTACAACAGCAGCGTTTATTAGACGCAATACACCGGAGCTTCGGAAGAAGTTGGAAGAGTTGGGGTATAAAAATTATGGCAACCCTTTTCAAATAACTGATGAGAGCAAATTAATTACAACTATTGATGGTGAATATGTTCCTTATAATGTGCCACTAGACGATAGTTTTATTGATTGCGGAACAAACGAGGAACTTTTCTTGGCAATAGTCGCATTGAGGGATGATACAAACGAAAATCAGTGGTTCACCAATGGAGAAGAATGGGCATATCATCCAAAAACAGAATGTTGTTCACCATGTAATACTGTATATAGAACATTAGCTTTTGATTCTATACCTAAAGATACTAACATGGGAAATTATCACAAGGCTACCGTAGAAGAGCTAATCGAACACTTTAAAGGAAAGGAATAATTATGAAACAATCTAAGAAAAAAGAAATTACAATTGAGTTGGTGAACGATATTTCATCTTTGATAAGAATACAGGAACTATCCCTGATAGAGTTGAAAAAGAGAGTGCGTAACCAACAGGTTATAGACTTTCAGGAGGATATCCTAAGAGTCTTAAAGGCTGTCAGTAAAATGGATTTGATAAATTTAGATGAGAATTAAAATGAATCGTACAATAAAATTCAGAGGGAAGTCTGCCGATAACGGGAAATGGATCACCGGGTACTATTATCATGAGTGTGGTAATACATACATTGTAGAAGACAGGCAGTCATTATCGGAGACAAGCCGAAATGTTCCCTATGTAGTCATTCCCGAAACCGTAGGTCAGTTCACCGGATTATTCGATAATAACGGAAAAGAAATATATGAAGGAGACATTGTAGAACGTATTGTCCATCAAAATCCCTGTTTCGGATTTATTGGCAATGTCGTATTTGATAGTAATATTGCACTTTTCTGTGTTGAGCATAATAAGTTTGGTTCTAATTCACGCACACCGTTTGTCATGCCCGATGATTGGGTGGACAAATATTCAAATAGGCTAGAATGTGAGTTTGAAATCAAAGGTAACATTTACGATCATCCTGAATTAATCAAGAAGGAATAACAATGAAAGATCATCAATTTGAAGAAATAGTATTTTGGCTATCAATTATTGCTTTTTTACTTGCTTATCACTCGGGTATAGTATGGTTATATAGTATTCTTTTTGTGATAAGTTTGATAAATTTTATATCTGCGATAACACTTGCTTGGAAATACGTAAAAAAGAGAAAGAAGGAGGAATAGCCATGCCAATAAGCGAAGTTATGAACCAAGAAGACAGCAACCTACTGGCGGAATGTATAAAGGAAGCCATGAAAGTGGAATTCCTGAACACCAGCGAAGAGATAAAGTTATGGGCTTATTCCCTGTATAATGCGAAAATATGGGGGAAGAGTGTAAAGTAAAAGAGCGTCACCCGAACCACCAGATAGACGCCCTTCCCTAATTCATAGTACAAATATACTATTTACTTTTAAATAATCGTACTATGTTTTCAGAAATATCAGAGTTAAAATCTATCAGAGAGCAGAAATCCAGATTATCAGAAAGAGAGTCTGAATTATCTGCTCCTATTATGTCAGATCTGGATTATATTCCATCTATATATAAATGGTTTTGCGAAATACAAGACTTTAGGGATTGCCCGGGAAATAAGGATAGCGTTCATATCAGAAAGAAGTTTATATTTATTATTCTTTTTCTTTATGCTCCCAGCGTATTAGCCGGTGGGAGAATGCCTAAAGGACTTCGGGATAAGATTGCCGAATCGGTAAATATCAGCGATAAAACATTTATTTCCCACAATATCGAAACTGTGGTTGTTCTCTACAATAATTATAAGGACTTTCGGAAGGATATAGAGTATATTTACACTGGAATTGTATCTCGGTTGAAAGACAATGGTATAATAGATAAGGTATGATAAAAAGAGAAAACATAGTAATATCTAAAGTGTATCCCAATGATGGGCAAATAGCGGGATTACCGAAGAATCCTAGACTTATCAAAGGAGAAAGATTTCGTAAGCTTTGCAAATCGATAAAAGAGCTTCCCGAAATGACAGAAGCAAGGGATATTCTTGTTTACCCATATAATGGCGGATACATTGTAATTGGGGGAAATATGCGTTTGCATGCTTACAGGCATTTAGGATGGAAAGAAGTGCCATGCTGTATTTTACCGGAAGATATGCCAGTAGAAAAGCTTCGTCAAATGCTTATTCAGGATAATAATCCCTTCGGAGAGACAGACTGGGATATGATTGCCAATGAATGGGACAGCAAAGAACTTGATGATTGGGGATTTGAGGTGTGGCAGGAGCCGGAACAAAAGTCTTCAGAGCGTAGTTCAGAGGAACAACAGGAAGAAGAAAGCGAAGAGGATATAGAAAAGACAGATTTCTACGATATGATGCTTGGTGACAGGATATATGACAGAAATAATGATTTTGACATTCCTAATTTAAGGGCGGACGAACAGCCAGTAAGCGGTCTTGTAATTCCTTTATCTGCATGGGGAGCTGACACTAGACAAAAGAAAGGAATATCTACTTATCATTTCTATGTGGAAGATTACAGGTTTGAAGCAATATGGAAAGATCCAACAACCGTTCTTAATAGCGGATGTGAGGCCGTCATAGAGCCAAACTTGTCCTTGTTCGATACAACTCCTGTTGCCTACGGATTACATCAAATATACAAAAAGAGGTGGATTCCCCGCTATTGGCAGGAATGCGGTGTGAAGGTGTGGGCTGATTTGAATGTGGCAAAGAAGTTTCAAAAGTGGAATCGTTTAGGTATTCCTGACGGGTATAACGCTTTTGCGACCCGTGGATATTCTGACAGGCAGGAGTATTTAAAGGAAGAAATACAGATTGCCCGTGAAATATCAGGAAAGGATATCCCTAATTGATAGTTTACGGTGGTGGAGATAAAATAAAAGATATATGCGTGCAAAACAGCATTATATATGTCGAACAGTTTATGGCTAACAGAGTTAAGAAAGGAGATTAAAATGGCAAAAACAAGTGGTGGTGTCAGAGGCGGTTCAAGTAAAAGCTTTTCAGGGGATGCACGTTCCCTATTTAGCAATATAGAAAGAGGGTACGGACGTCAAATTGATTTCTCCGGTTATCAGACCAAAAAACTTCAAAGTTTACAGAGGTTAGGAAAAAGCTACAACCCAAATGAAAGGACGGCAGCTATACAAGCATATAATTCTTATGCAAACAGGGTTACAGGTGGGGCATACCGCTCTATTGAACACAGTTCGCTTGAAGGGGCAAGGTCTGAATTAATAAAGACTGCTCAAAAAGCATCTGCATACAGAAACTTAAATGCAATAACAGAAGAGCTAAAACGAAGGAGGAAAAGATAATGGCAAAGACATCAGGAGGAATTAGGGGGGCAGTACAAAATCTTCCCGTAGAACTGGGCCGGGATTTACCGAACCTATTCAGGGGCCTACAAAAGCGAGTTCCAATGCAACAGAGATTCAATATGTATTTGTTGACAAGATAACGGGAAATGAGTCTAACGGTTATATTAGTTCTGATGTTGCGAAAAAGGCGATAAAACAAGCCGAAAGAAGCGATAAGGATGCTGGTATATATGAACCCGATAATTATTATATCCAACGAATAGAAGTAATGAAAGGGACTAATCGCTCTAGTAAGTACAGAGGGTGGTAATTTATAATAATCAAGCAAGTAGAAAACGGTTTGTAAACGGTTTGAAATGGCAAATAAGAATATAGCTAAAGATGGAAAGAAAACAAGATTTACGAGCGAAAACCAACCTTCAAACAGAGGTCGGAAGCCTAAGCTATATACTATCGCCAAGAAAGCTTATAATATATCCTATGACGAATGGAAGGAAGTTGTAGTGTATGTTATGCAATGTACCAAAAAAGAGGTTGAGGATATTATAGAGAAAGATGATACCCCCATGTGGGTCATTAATATTTGCAGAGCATTATATAAAGATTCCGGCAAGGGATCTATCGCTACGTTAAAGGAGCTGACCGAAAAGTTATGGGGAAAGCCTATGCAAGAGACAAAGCCTGAAGATGCCGATATTCCTACCAATATAGACCATGGTATCAGTATTGATTCTTGGATTAAAGACAAAGTGAAATGATCGTACCTCAAAAAATATATTACCCGTTATATGAGGATAAGGAAAAATTTATTATTCTTATCACTGGTGGGCGTGGATCCGGTAAATCCTTCAATGCTTCCACCTTCATTGAACGTCTGACCTTTGAAATGACGGAAGCCGAAAAGATAGTGCATCAGGTTCTCTACACCCGCTACACGATGGTTTCCGCTGGTATGTCTATCATTCCCGAAATGATGGAGAAGATAGAACTAGACGGAACAACTAAGTATTTCAAGACTACCAAGACGGATATAGTCAATAAAATGACTAAGAGCCGTATCATGTTCCGAGGCATCAAGACTTCTTCCGGTAATCAGACGGCAAAGCTGAAATCTATTCAGGGTATCACTACTTTCGTCTGCGATGAAGCGGAAGAGTGGACGAATGAAGAAGAATTCGATAAAATAATGCTCTCCATCCGCAAGAAGGGTATTCAGAACCGGATTATCATCATAATGAACCCCTGCGACTCTAATCACTTCATTTATAAAAAGTACATCGAGAATACTCACAAGCTCGTAGAGATTGACGGTGTGCAAGTTCAGGTTTCTACCCATCCGAATGTACTTCATATTCACACCACCTATTTTGATAATTTGGAGAATCTTTCACCGGAGTTTCTGAAAGAGGTGGAGGATATGAAAGTAAATGATCCGGATAAATATGCTCATGTGGTTATCGGACGATGGGCTGACGTGGCAGAAGGTGCTGTATTCAAAAAATGGGGCATTGTTGATGAGTTCCCGATTTGGTGCAAAAAGGTTGCTTTTGGGCAAGATTTCGGGTATACTCATGACCCGTCCGCCTCTATTCGTTGCGGAATTATTGATAATGCTCTGTATTTGGATGAAGTGGATTACCGGACCGGGCTTCTTTCCTCTGACATCATTAAAACGCTTCGTCCATGGGGATTGAAGGTTATAGCCGATAGTGCAGATCCACGGTTGATTCAAGAAATACACAATGGAGGGATAAAAATATATCCTGTCGAAAAGGGAGCTGGTTCTATTAACGCAGGTATAGACAAAATGAAGACCATGGAGATTTTTGTAACTAAACGTTCATACAATCTTCAGAAAGAACTACGGAAATATGTGTGGGCTAAAGATAAAGATGGGAACTATATAAATGAACCGGAAGATCATGATAACCACGCTATCGATGCAGCCCGTTATTATGTATTGGGTGAGCTTCTTGGTAAAATTCAGAAACCTAAAGATTATTCGGGGATTTTTGGACGTTAAAAATATATCAATATGACATTAGAAGAGATTTTAGTATTAGAAGATGTAGATCAGAAGATCGAATATTTGAAGAAAGGGCGTAAAACGGAGGAACCCAATACCGGTGAAAACTGGAAGGATTGGAATGCTGATTTGCATGAAATCATTGTGGATAAAGAAAAATACCCGGATATCGAAGTTGTTGAAGAGAAGGAAAGGGAAGAATGGAATGATAGTACCGGTAAAAGCACTACTATCTCAGCTAAAAAACGTACAGAGCCGTGTAATCGTATCTCTATCCCGTTAGAACAGGATATAACCAATATTCAAACAGCATTTACAGTAGGAGTTGAGCCTAAAATGGATTGCGCTCCGTCAAATGAGGATGAAAAAGGGCTATTTTATGCTATCCAACAAGTACTGAAGAAGAATAAAATAAAGTACCAGAATAAACGTATAGTTCGTTCTTGGCTTTCTGAACAGGAATGTGCCGAATACTGGTATGCAGTCAAAGATGATTCGTTCTGGGCTAAATTCTGGAATAAAATACAGAAGGCTTTCGGAGGAAGTGTGAGACCGCAAAATAAGCTACGCAGCGTAATATGGTCGCCATTCAGGGGAGATAAACTTTACCCCTTCTTTGATGATGCCGGAGATTTGGTTGCCTTCTCACGTGAATATAAAAAGAAAGATCTGGACGATGTAGAAATAGTATGCTTTCAAACTGTTACCGCTACCCATGTTTACCAGTGGGAAAATACGAATGGGTGGGAAGCGGTAGAGGAGAAGTCTTTCAGGCACGGGTTTAAAAAGCTCCCTGTCTTATATGGTTATCGTCCGGAGACTTATTGCCATAAGATAAAGACTATACGTGTACGCATAGAGAAGATATTATCAAGCTATGCCGATTGTATAGACTACCACTTCTTCCCTTATTTAATGCTTTTTGGAGACGTATCAGGCTTTACAGGGAAGAAACGCAACAGGATCATACAATTGACCGGAGATAAGGCGAACGCTCAATATCTGACTTGGAATCAGGTTCCTGATACTGTTAAATTGGAACTCGAAGGGCTTACTAACAGGGCGTACGATCTGACGAATACTCCACGTATATCACCGCAAGAGTTGAAAGGTCTTGGAAATGCCATTTCAGGGAAAGCGTTCAGGTATATTTTTATGGGTGCGCACATGGCGGTATCTAATCATGCGGAAGTAATTGGGGAGTTCTTTCAACGGAGGGTAAACTTCTTAGTATCAGCTTTGGCGGATATTAACCCATCCGAATTTGACAAGGCGTCCCAGACTATTGATATTGATGTGGATTTGGTTCCATATATGATTGATGATATTGACGAACGGGTAAAAACGGCAGTTAGTGCAATAGATGGTAAAGTATGGTCCCGGAGAGAGGGAATTTTGTTTGCCGGTAATGCCGAAAGGGTGGATGAAGTCCTGAAAGAGATTGAGGAGGAAGAAAAGAGTGAGGCTTCTAGATCTTCTGAATCAGTCAAAAAGAACAGTAATGAGGATGTATAGTCAGAAAAATTACGGGGGTTATACAAAAATAAGAGGAAAAATAGAACAAAATAGTGAGTTGCTATAAGTTTACTAGTGCATAAGTCGTTTTTAGTCCCAAAAGACAAATAAACCACAATTCGCTTATTGTGGTTTTCCAGAAGTGAAAATTTTAGGCTTATAATTGGATATGAAATAAATTTGTGCATAGAAAATAATACGGCTATCCTCACGGCTGAAAGATATAACGCCATTGGTGAGAAGTGAGGAGCTTGCCTTTGGCGCTTTTTTATATGCCAGGCGTGGCAGGTTCAGCAAGTCGGTAAGGCGTGAGAGGTTCGAATCCTCGCTTGCTACAAAATCGGACAAATTAAAATCCCCAAAAGCGGAAGTGTCCGAGCCGCTGATGGGGATAATATTAACTTTATGTTGCAAATGCAAATATAATGATTATGGATCAATTAACAAAATCAAGTACAAGTGAAGAAATCAAAGAGTATTTCAATGCTATTTTAGCTTTGAAAGAGAAAAATGAACTTTATCCAGTAAATATTGACGATGTATGGCCGCTTGTCTATTCAGAGAGAGGGAAAGCTACACGAGCTTTAAAAGCTAACTTCATTGAAAATGAGGATTATATACTTTTTGCCCAAAATGGCAAAAACCTCAATGGACGTCCTAAGGATGATTATAAGCTTTCTTTGTCTTGTTTCGAATACTTTATTGCTCGGAAGGTTCGGCCTGTATTTGAGGTATATAGACAAGTTTTTCATAAAGTAGCCGAACAGAAGCCATTATCCCAACTTGAAATACTGGTCCAGTCCGCACAAGCTTTGCTTGAACAAAGCAAACGGATTGAAAACGTAGAAAAGAGACTGGACGCAATGGAGCAGGAGAGAGAAGAAAACGGGAAATTATTGTTAGCGGTTGCTGTTTCATCTGAAAAGGTACCGGAAATTTCTCTTCGTGATAAGATCCGCCAACTGGTGAACAAATATGCTTCGGCAACCAACACTAGACAACAGGACGTTTGGCACAAGGTTTATGAGCAATTATATTACCTCTATCACATTTCTATTAGTAACTACAAGAAGAAGTTCAAGGGAGAAACAAAACTTGAAATAGCGGAAAGAAATAATATCTTGGATAAGGTTTGCGCCATTATCTCAAATATGGTCCGGGAGCGAAACGTTGCATGAGTACAGACATAAAGAAAGGGCAGCCCTAAAGCTACCCTTTCCCGCTGATTGGCGTCAACTAATGTGCCAGGCCGAAGCCCCCTGACTTTAATTAAGCATATTGGATATTTTGATTAACTTCTTTACAAACTCTTCCTCTTCCTCTAATCCTGAACGGGAGAAGTCCCGGAAAGCTCTAATAACCTTCATGCAAGCAACGCCCTCAATAGGCTTGTAGTCACATTCAAAAGTACTCATTCGGGGAATCTCAATCAAAGAGAATCTATACCGTTGCTTCTTGCTGGACTTGAATCCGTTCGGGTAATATTTGTCTGCCAGTCTTTTTATCCCTTCTATAAACAATTCTTTTGCGTATTCCTTGCTGTTTTCCGTGTAACGGGAATATTCCCTCACAAACGGAATTATCTTTGAAATAAAAGCCGGAAATGTAGCTTCCTCGAATGGCATATAGCTCTGTACTTCGTTATATATCTTGTTTATCTGTCTACTTTGCTTCAGTGTGAAATAATTCTGTTCCATAGTGTCTTTTCTTTTTTTGATACTAAACTTTTCGATATAGTTGTGGCTGTCCGGCATTGAAACGGACTGCTGTAAATTATGAATTAGGGAAGGGGGGATGTTGTACTATCCTAGCTAGCTTCCCATCAGAAGGATTTCCTCCAAACAGGTGGTTCAGATAAGCCAATCCCTTTTGGGTAACTAGCACTTTGGTTACGACAAACCCCGGATGGTTGTTGCGCTCGATGAACTTCTCCTTCATCTCGAAGTATCCGGCATCAATAAACCGCTGTTTGGGCTCGTTGCGGTTGGCGAAGAATACGCCCGCTTTCCTTAGCTTGTCGAATCGATAGCCTACGCCATGCAAGTACTAAACAGACGCCTAGAGCAAGCCAAAGCGGAGAAGCAACAACTGGAACAGCAAAACGCCAAACTCCAACCAAAGGCAGCCTTTGCCGACGCAGCCTTCGCCACCGAAGACAAGGTAGACATAGGAATGTCCGCCAAGATCCTAAAGCTCGGATTCGGGCGCAATAATCGCTTCATCGTCATTAGAGACGGTCGTTACTCCGGTCTTTAGGAGTTCTTTGATACGCTTATTACACCATATAGCAAAAGCAGGAGATAACCAACGTGCAAATTCCAATGCTGCATCTTCATGCATCCAGGTGCCTTGCTCACTTTTACCACCCTTAACTGTTTGAATTAGTGTCGATATGGGAATCTGCATATCGGTTGCAAGAGCTTCTGTAAATTCCGTTGTTGTTTTAAGACGAAGCCAATCGCCGACTAATTTACCAAATGGTTTTGCCATTTGCGTAGCATTTACCATCACATTTTCGCCACTCATAAATGAAATTTGACTACCTTTGTAGTCGTAAACTACTGGATTGTTCATATAATAAAGTTATTTACAGTGGGCAGGCGTTCGTGGCACCTGCCCACATTGTTAATAATAGGTTAGCACATGAAAAAACTGTCGTTATCATTGCCGAACATCTTATATCCGGCAAGCAGGCATAATACAATGATTGTAATTTCTGGCATATTCGTATATTTTAATGGTTAATCTCCTACGTAATGAGCACCGTATCTTCCAGTACTAGCCGTATAGTAAGCCGATGTCGGTATGCTCTTATTATTGTACCCCTTATCCATTGTGGCCTTAGCAGCGTTGCTCATGGCTTCATGTCTTTCCGCCAAGAATTGATCCGTTCTAGCCTTTACTGCTTCCGATGAGCAGTATTCTTGCAATTTCGCAAGGCTCCAAGCTGATTTCAGACATTCGGAGAACGTTCTTTCGTTGCTGGCACGTTTGTAAGAACGCCAAGCGGATTTCATTATTTGGGATAAGTTGTAACGTTTCATATATTTATATTACTAATAAGATTTCACGTATATGTTATTTATTACGGTGCAAATATAACATATATGTGAATAGTAAACAAGAAAAAGAAAGAATATTTTTCATGTATGCGTGAATTTTATCCTATTTTCTTTCGCATATACATTATATTATATATATTTGCCTCAAAATTTAAATATAACGTTTATGTTAAGAGTTAAAGAAATAGCAAAAGAAAAAGGATTAACTATGGCAGACGTAGCTAAAAGAATGAATATGTCTCAATCGGGATTATCTATGGCTTTAAATCGAAATTTAACTTTAGATGTATTAAATAGAATAGCAGATGCGTTAGAGGTCGAAATTCCGGACTTGTTTGAACGTAAAAAAGAAGAAGAAAACACTATAATCTGCCCAAAATGCGGTTCTAAGTTCAAATTAATCGAGTAAAATTTGCTTATTTGTGTGTTTCTGTGTTAATTTGTTGCATTGTATAACATAAAACACACAGTTATGAAGAAGCTTTTATTATTACTTTTAGTAAGCCTGTCTGCGTCTGTATACTCTCAAGATACATTCTTGAACTTTAAAATATTTAATGATAGAATTATATGGCAGAAAGTATATGAAACCTCTTTTTCAACTCAAGAAGTAATTGATTACTTTAAAATATTTGGGAATATAAGCATAGCCGAACAAACTGAATCTAGGATAATCGGAAGCTCTTCTGGTAACAAAATTGATTTCAACAAATATAAAGGTAGCAAAATTGGAAATACAATATTTGATGATGACTTAGCATATAAAGTCATCATAGATTTAAAAGATAAAAAATACAGAGTTACAATCTTGGATATACAATTTACAAAAGGAGGTGGAATAATGATTGATGGGTGGGGAAATACAGGAAATCGTTCATCAATTATAGATAATAAATACATAAAAGATAATAAATTTAAGAACTCTTTTTCTAGGGAAGGATCAGAGTCTTTAGATAAGTTTTTTATAGATAAGTTTAGTGTGAAAAAACTTTTGGATATCTTTTGATACTCATTATAACACAATAGAATCATGAAAAATATCCTATATCCGATCATAATAATATTGGCTCTATCTGGATGCACTAGAGACATGTATACCGAATCCGTATATGTCGTTGACTACAGAGAATACACCAAAGATGGCTTCACCATTAGCCCTACAGTGACAGGATTCAATTACCAGCCAATATCTAATATAGAAGTGGTATTTACTGTTGGCAAGTTGAGAAAAGGAGAAACAGCCGAAAATCTACGGCTAATTGTCCCATACGAAGGATATACAGGAAAAACGAATAATGAGTATGCTCCATCTAGCAAAAGGATGATGGATAAAATAGTCTCCGAAGCAAAGAAAATGGGAGCGAATGGATTGATTGATTTTAAAACGACTTATAACGCAAGGAACAGGGCGTGGGTTGCTTCTGGAATAGCCGTTATTATAAAATAGGATTTCATTCCCGCCCTTCGCAAGAGGGGCGTTTTTTGTTTCTATTCGGTCTCTTCTTGAGATGCAAATAGCTGAATAGGTAAATACATGCGTCTAGTTGAAGAATACTTATCGCTATCAGTTTGATTAAGAAAACCGTTTTTTGCATAGAATTTATTTGTCCGCGGGTTATTGAGTGAATCCACTGTAATGAACTGACAACCAGATGTATTATAATTAATAAAAGTATATAATACAAGATCAAGAATTTGTTCCCCTATGCCTTTACTTTGCATATCTTTATGCACGCCTAAATGTCCAATATTTATGGCCGGGAATGAGGTCTGTCTTTCAAATGTAGAAATGTATTCGTCGCTTATTTTAGCCTTTGACTCTAGTATAAATTCTTCTTTATCTTCTATGTTATCTATGACAACAGAGTCATTGGCTAAAGTGAAAATTGCTACTATTTCATTATTATGGACACTTTTTGCACAATAAGCTGAAACATGATGATGTTTAGAACAAAGATATATCTCTTCATGGAAGAATTTATCAAGTTCTTCACATCCACACGAAAAAGAGAGAACTTGTTTTAGGTCCTCTCTTAATAATTTATTTATTGAAATATCAATATCCGAGAATTGGGTTTTTTCCGCCATTATTAGCTATAATTCTTTTAGCGACACTATTCATTCTTTGAGTTCTAACTTCTATTTTCTTTTTCTCTTGGCGTGTAATCTTACCCGATACACACCTTCTAAGGTTATTGCGGAAGTTTTCTACCTCAATAACTGTCATCTTGGGATTAGGATTAGTATGTATCATAATAGTTTGGTTTTAGTATTGCCATCAGTGTTACTTTTATTATCACTAACAGAATTAGTTATATCTTTGTTCGTAACGCATCTTTGATGCGTTACTTTGTATTGCAAAGGTAGTAACTTTATCAATAACAACAACATCAACAGTGTTAAAACAACATCAAACAACATCCAACACCTCACTTTTTAGCAATGTTTATAAGATTAGCAGCTTCAGCATCACCTTTTCTCTCACCAATAGCACTAACTTCATTACCTTGTATTCTCTGTCTATTAGAACGGCAAATATCACAAAGAAGAGCATTTATTTAAGGTGTGAAACAACTAATTTCCCACAATTGCCCAATTGTGGTTTATCCCTCATGTAATTATTTTATAGCTTTCTTCTTTGAGTGTAACTTTATGCTGTTGAAAATCAAAACTAATTCATACAGTATGAAAGAAAAAATCTTAGTAGCACTAAAAACGAAGTATAAAACCTTTGGGTTTGGTGATAAAGCGTTTGACGGGGTGGCTGACTACTTGTCTAAAACCGTAACTGAAGAAAGTCAAATAGAAACTGCTATTAGTGGGGTCGAAGGACTTCTGAAGGCTTTTCAAGGAGACATTGATACTGTTAGAAACGAAAAATCGGGTCTACAGAAACAATTGGACGAATTGAAAAATAAAATCGAGAATCCCAATCCTAACCCAAATCCGAAGCCGGAAGAAAAGAAAGATGATATAGCGACCATCATTGCGAACGCAGTGAATGCAGCCGTTAAACCTCTTTCTGACAAGCTTACTCAATTTGAAACAGAGAAGGCACAGGCCACTCGCCAAGAGCAAATCATGGGGAAGGCGAAGGAATATGGTATTCCCGAAAACCTTGTTCCTATGTTGAGCATTCCCGAAGATGCAAACTTGGATAACTATTTCAAGGATGCAAAGCAGACGTTTGCCAACGCAGGATTTCAAGATGTGAGAACTCCCGAATCGGGAAGCAATGAGCAGAACAATTCAAATGACATTGCCACCCTGATAAACAAGGGAACTGAAGAATTTAAAAACTCTAAACAGGATTAATTATGCCAGCAGGTTTTAAGTATGATTTAAGTCCGATTGAGAAGCAAATGCCGGAAATGTGCCGTTTTGAGACGGTTTATAGATATTCCGGTGGCTTCAATCTGGATATTTCGAATTTGACAGGGATTGCGCAGATCCCGCCTCTTACTCCTTTGGTTCTTGATTTTGTGAAACGAACGGCAAAAGCTGTTTTGAACGTTGAAGTAGCCGAAAAGATCACTGCCGGTTCTACTTCGTTGAAGATCAAGAAAAATTCTCTTGCGTACGTCGGTATGCATATTGGTAACGGTACAAATGGCGGTACAATTGAAGCTATCGACAAAAGTAATGCGGAATATGATACCGTTACTCTGGCCGCCTCGCCAACGCTTGCCGCAGAAAAGGATGCGGTATTGTTTGAAGCTACTGCCGCAGCCGGTAAAACGGCAAAAGCAACAGCTACGGCTTTGAATTATGCATGGACTAAAGTAGAAGCGGGTGCAACTGTTACCGCTATAGGCCAAGCGTACGAGATCAGACCGACAAGACTCATTGTTCCTATCTCCGATAAGGATAAGGAGACTTTGGGTGACAGATTCATGTTCACTTATTAAAGAAAGGAGGAACTATGTATTTGACTATTCAAACATTACTGAATGATCCGGGAGTGGTGAAAGCGATTATCGACCGTGTGCAGGCTCTAAGGCTGGATCAAATCTTTTGGAAAAAGCACCTCGATTTTGAGGAAACGAAATCCCGTGTGTTCAAAACATATTTGGGAACAGTAACGGGTGTTGTTGCCGGTTCTGTAATTGACCGTAACTCTAACAAGCCGTTAAGAGAGCGTAAATCTCTGGGTTCCGGATATGGCGAAGTTGCCTATATGGGGGATAGATACCAAATGGACAACGATAGACTCGATATGCTTCAAGAACTAATCAATAAGTTTAATCAGGCGAAGACACCAGATCAACGGGCCGCACTGGACGATATTATCAACTATATTGTAGATGATATGCGTCAAGTATTGCTTGCTCCACACAAACGTATGGATATTGTGGACGGTGACCTTCGTTCTGATGGTAAAGCATCCGTAAAAGTAGACGATAATCCGCAAGGAATCGAATTGCTTGAAATGGAGTTGCCGGTTCATCGTATCACTCCGCAAGTTGCAGACAAACTGAACTTTGTTCGTTATCTTATGGAGAAAACCGTTGAATTACGTACTAAGTTCGGCATGTTCGTTTCTATGGAAATGTCCCGAAAGACTTTTATCAATAGCATTATTGGATCAAAGGACTTCGGTGAATTTTACAAACAAAGCTTTGATTCTAAAGAAGTCCAACTGTCTGCCGGGCTTATGTCCAGTGAGATGGCGACCACTATCTTTAGAGGATTGGGCTTGCCTCCTATTGTAATCAACGAAGATTTGGTGGAATTGTCAGACGGTACTTTCAAACAGGTATTCAAAGACAACCGTATTTCTTTGTTTACCACTCCTAAGCAGGGAAAGATGCGCTGGCATACTCCGTATGAAATAACCGATCCGGTTCCGGGAAAGACTTACACCCGTTCAGAAGGTGGTATGTATATTTCCAACATTCGTACGGATGAAGGTCGGTTTATGGAATATGGAGCCGAATGGATTCCGGAATTCACATCTCCAAACAAGATTGTAATTCTTGACCTGGACACGATGAATGCGTAAGTATGATAATTAGTGACTACATAAAGCAAAAGTTTCAGTCCTTCGACATATCATTGTCGGAGGCTGACTTGGTAGAGATTAATCTTTCTTCCGGGGTTGACCCTGACGGGGAAATGACTGAAGATAATTTGCAGTCCATCTCTGTTGCTATAGCAAGATTTATTCCCTCCTTATTGCTTAGAGCTACTTCTAAATCGGTATCAGAAAACGGTCATTCAAAGTCTCTTTCTTGGGATATTTCCGGGATAAAGTCATACTATTCTTTTTTATGCAATAAGTATGGACTGAAGGACGAACTGAACACAGATAAACCTAAAGTGATATTTTGGTAATATGCTAGAAACTGCTCCGCATAAATTACAAATACAGGTTATTACTCCGGAAGAGAACGACGAGTATAACCGACCAATACCGGGAACCGGTGGAGAGTCTTGGCAAGATGTAACAGGTTGCTTCTGCCATGACAACTCCCAACAAAAGGAAGTCTCTGTCAATGGTGAGCGCTGGGTATATAATTACCATGTGGTTTATGAGGGTAAAAAGATTGTTTTAGGATCTCATATCAGGTGTCTGGACGCTGAAGGAAATACTGTAGGAGAGGGAGATGTGAAGAAGAATGCCGAATGCTATTCGGAGGAGTTTAAGGGTAGATGTGATATTTGGGTATGATTGTAACGACTGACATAGCGAATATTATTTTTAAAGATTGCAAGTCTTTTGGAATCTCTGAAATGTATCAACGGGGAAATATCCCTGAAGGTAAGGTAAAGGCCGAGAGAATTATAATCTACCCCAAAACTCAACAACCGGATGCTTACTGGGAAAAAGGATATGTTGAAGTAAACTTCTGCGTTCCTGTAACAAGGTCTGAAAAAGCAAGTTTGATTCGCTTGAATGAGCTGGAACGGAAAGCAAAGAAGTTTTTTAAAGATGATGTTGTTTCCCAATATGACGGCTCCTGGTATTGTTACTCTTCTGAAAGTATCGGAATAGAAGAAGACAAAGAATTATGTTGTTACTATGTAAATGTGAAATTATTATTTGAAACTCTAAACGTAAATTGAAAAGATATGAAACCGTTTATTGGAATTAAAAAGATTTGGTACGGTGATGTTATAACTGCCGCTGTCACTAAAACCTCTCTTAAGACATGGTTAGGCACTGCAACGGAAGTTGAGAACTCCCATCAAGATACTTGGGCGTATACAGAGGATGATCCGACCTATACCGACTACATTAATGAGTTGAATGGTAGCATCTACTATCGTGATGTAACTCAAAAAGGAGCTAAAACAATCGCTTTCACCATGGGAGTTTTCTCCTTTGATGACAAGGTTGAATTGGAAGGTGGTGAAAAGATTGATACTGATGCAGGATGGGCTTCTTCTGACACTCCGGGAATTGTAAATAAGGCAATCGTAGGCCAGACGAAAACAGGCAACTACATTGTATTTACCAATGCTGCTGTTATCGCAAAAGGTAATGCGGTAGAAAAGAATATCGGTCTGGGTGTAACAGCTGTGGCTATGGAAAATCCTAACACTGGTGTTAAGAGCGATTATCTGTTCGATGGCGAAAAGGTGGACGCTGCATGAACTGATGAAAAGGTAGCTCTTGCTTCTTCTGAATCGCCTTCTATAAATAGTTATTCAGCCAGATCAAGGCTGGTGAACGCTGGGAGTACTGTAAACTATGGCTCTTCAGGAGAAGATGGGACGCAGCCGTCAGAGACATTATCTATATTGTAAAGTGGTGAGGGGTGAGGATTTGTGTTTCTCGCCCCTTTTTAATAAATATCATTATGAATAAAGCAGCTATACTTGTATCTGAAGCTATCACAGGAAAAGATTTCATTCCTATAATTGTAAATGGGAAAATGTACCGTGTAAACCCGCCTACTATCCATAAAATAGCCGGTGCTTCGGCTTATCTCGCTGTTCTGGAAGATAATAAGGATATTGCGGGCGTCATTTCTTCGTTAAAGGATATTTCCGTCGCTTCTCGTGCACTTTCTTGGTTTATTGAAGGAAATGATAGCCTTGAACAAGAGTTGTCAAATGGGACGTTAGAAGAAGTGTTATATGGGCTTACGGCAGCTTACTCCCTGATCTCTGTAGAAAATTTTACAATGCTGTTGGATTTAGCAAAGAACGTAGCAAATCTGACAGCAAAACAGAAGTTATAGGGAATGATTGTATGTTAGGACAAATTGCGTCGTTCATGGAAAATCTTCATCTCTCTTATGATGAAGTAGTTTATAAAATACCATATCGCAATTTGGTTATTATGCAAAAAGATAAGTTACATACCGTATATGATGGGGAGGTACTAACAGAAGTATCGGATGAGGATTTCTTTAAAGGAAAAGTTAAGTTTGATGAATAATGAAAGTAACAGTGGATTTGTCCGGTCTTGATGAATTCGTCGAAGAAGTAGATGAGAATACTACCGAATTGATGAAAGAAGCAGCTCAAAGAGCCGTTTATATGCAGAAGGAACGCAATGTTAGTAATAAGAAAACCTATCAAAACCATACTTGGAACCTTCGCAATGCTCCCGGTGCTGCTATTGTCAGGGATGGAAAGATTGTAGACCTCTATATCCCTGCTGATGGAGAACATTCACTGGCGAAGAACAGGACAGAGGCAATGCTGATCTTTGGCAGTAAGCCTAAAGACGGTGTTGTTGTGGCGGATGGAATGGAATATGCAAGTTTTGTATCTAGTAAAGGTTTTGATGTTCTGGATTCGGCAAGCCTAACTTTAGATAAAGAATTAAAACAGTCATTTGGTAACGATAATGTAAAAATCACATGGCAGGAATGAAATTTAATGCAGATATTGACCTTAAAAATATAGTCAAACTGCGTCAGGAGATAGATAAATTAAAAAAATCTCTTATTGAGATTGCAAGTGTACCCAATAGCGATGCGGCAATAAAACAGTTAGAAAGTGAAATAGATAGAGCAACAAAGAAACTATCTGAATATAAAGATAGCTATGCAAAATTACAGAAGATAAAATACGATATTGATTCTTCTAATAGTACGGTTAAAAGAGTAAAAGAAGAGACTTCTGCTTTGCAGTCTACTAATAAATGGATTATCGCCAATACAGAATCTGTTAAAGAGGCGGATAGGCAGATAAAGCAATTAAAGAAAGATTTTAGTGCGCTTTCTGATGAAGAGAAAGTAGGAGATACTGGTACAGCAAAAATTCGCCAGATTCAGCAGTTGGCTGCTCAAAGATTAGTAGAGGAAGAAGCTGTCAGAAAAACGATTAAAGCACAAAAAGATCAGATAATTCAAAGTAATGCAGAAGAAGGTAGTATTACGGCATTAAGAAAGCAGTTAATTCTTTTGATAAAGGATTACGATGATCTTGGACGGGTAAGAAGGGGAGGAGATGCCGGAAAAGCATTGCTAACCCAAATATCGAACGTGCAAAAGGAATTAAATGCAGCAGAGCAAGCTTCTGGAAGATTTCAGAGAAATGTAGGTAATTATGCAAGTGCATGGAATGGACTCGGTAATTCAGTGCAACAGGTAGCCCGTGAACTTCCTTCACTAGCTGTAAGTGCAAAAACTTTTTTTCTTGCAATATCAAATAACCTTCCGATATTAGTTGATGAAATAGCAAAAGCTAGAAAAGAATATGCAAATTTCAAGGCAGAATTAAAAGCAGGAAATAAAGATGTCAAGGCTGTTGCTCCCGTATGGCAACAGCTTACAAGATCTATTTTAAGTTGGCAGACCGCTCTTGTTGTTGGGCTGACTTTGCTTTCTGTATACGGGAAAGATGTAATTAAATGGATTGGAAGTTTAGGGAAAGCCGAAGAAGCTATCAAGAATTTATATACAGCTCAACGAGATTTATATAATGTAACATCTACAGGAATAGAACAAAGTTCAAAAGAAATCACCAAACTTAATAGTCTATATAAGATAGCTACAGATGTAACAAGAACCACAAAAGAAAGAAATGATGCTGTAAAAGAATTGAAAAGATCGTTCCCTTCTCATCTTAAAAACTTATCAGATGAATCTATAAAAAATGGTGAGGTTGCAAAGTCTATTAAAGAGCAAACAAGGCAAATTATAGCTAATGCGAAAGCCTCTGTAGCTGCAGATCAAATTGCTAAAAATTGGTATAAATCTTTTCAAGCAGGGGTTGCCAAAAATATAGCATTATTACAAAAACAAAGATTAGAACAAAATTTACTGATAGCCGAACAAAGAAAAGAAGAATATTCTACAATAAACAATCCTGGGGCTTACGACTGGGCATCAAAACAAGTTGATTTAATTAAAGAATCCATAGAAGAAACCGATAAAGAAATAAAAAAGCAAGAAGCTCTACAAGATTCTTATCAAAAATCGTCTCAATCTCTTGAGAAGTTGGTAACAGTTGCTGGCCTAGGTGGAAAGTATGAAGATCCAGATAAAAATTACAATTCTATTTTAGACCAGCAAAAGAAAATAGCCGATCTTTTGGATAAACAGGCTCTTGAAAGAAAGCGAAGAGAAGAAGATTTGGAAAATCAGGCTTTCCAAGCTCGTATTAATACGATGGAGGAAGGGGAAGCAAAAATACGGGCGCAAAGAGCCTTAGATAACAAGAAGGAAATCCAAGATTTGAAACGCCAAAGAGAAGACTACATACGCACGGAAATTGAATATCAGAAAAAAGTATTTGATGAGCAAGAGGAACTAAAAGCCAAAAAGATCAAAGGATATAAAAAGAAAACATTTGATTCGACCAGTGTTTCGGTAGATACTTCTGTGCTTGATTCAATCAACCAAGACATCTTAAAAGGACAAGCCAATGATGTAGCTAAATATTATAAAGAAGTCCTTGCTAAATACCAAGACTATACCGCACAACGTATAGCCATCGAAAAACAATTCCTCAATGATGAAAAGAAACTTAGGGACGGATTAGCAAAAGCTAAAAGCGATTCTGAAAAGAAGCAATATGAAGATGCCCTAAAGGAACTGGATAAACAGCGCAAGAAAACTATAGATTCTATTTCAAAAAGCGAAATCGAAGATTCTGGCATTTGGAAAATGTTAATGGGAGACGTTGATGCATTACCTACAGATACACTTGAAAAATTATTATCTGATGCTGAACAACTTGTCAAGTCTACAAACTTGTCAGCTACAGATATGAAAGCTATGATGGATACCATTAATAGTGCTCGCCAAAACCTTGTAGCTCGCAACCCTTTCAAGACATTGAAAGAAGAATATGAAAAGTATCAGAAAGCGATAAAGAAAGGGGATAAACAGGGAGCCTTTACTTCATGGAGTAATGTGGAACAAGCTAGCGAATCTATAAAGAGTAATATTTCAACATTAGGGGCTTCTCTATCTTCTCTTGGAACTACTTTTTCCGATGAACTGGGAGAAGGCATCCAAAAAGCGGTAGATATTATAAATGACGGCATCACAGCATTTGAAGTATTCGGCAAAACTGGTGAAAAGTCCGCCGGTGACACAGTGAAAGGCATTAGCGGAATTGTTGGGATCATAACTACGTTAGTGGGTACTGTAATGAATGCCTTTGATTCTACAAAAGCAGAACAAGAAAGAAATATTGAATATCAACGTAGACAGGAAGGATATTGGGATTCTATCAATTATCAAGTAGAACGTTATCTGGAGTTGCTCAAAGAAGCCGCAGGAAATGATTATTTTGCAACAGCTACCCAATCATTAACAACACTTGAAAAAGCCAGAGAGAAGGCATACAAAGACATAGTTAAATCTATGCCTGTTGGTGATGTTGATTATACAACTTTCGGACTTGCACAACTTTTCAATTATGGTAAATTTTCTCACGCTATGACCGAATACGCCTTTGGAGGTCCGCAAGCTAAAGAAATTTTTGATTTTATACAAGCTAATGGAGGATATGATTTAGAAAATAAACTTATATCTGAAGAAGCGATTTGGGCGATGAAAAGCAATGCCGACATCTGGTCTAAGTTACCAGAATGGCTGCAACAAGCTATTGACAAATTTGTAGAGTTCAACGACCAGACCAAGGAGCTAGAAGAGACTCTAAACGAGGATTTATTTCAAACGACTTCACAAGGTCTCGAAGAAGCAATACTGGAAGGACTAAAAGGTGGGAAAAGAGGAATTGCCGACTTTGGAGAAGATTTTGAAGAGATAATGCGCAACGCTTTGTTGCAATCGTTTGTAATAGATCAACTAAGAGGTAAAGCACAAGAATTTTATAAAAAATATACCCTTTTGGCTGATAGTGACGAAAACGGAAAACTTGATTTAACAGCAGAAGAGATAAGCGACCTTAGAAAAGATTGGAATGATATTATAAGAGCTGCTACAGAAGAAGCGAAGAATATTGATGCCATTGTTGGTGGTTCTTCCTCTTCATCCCAAGAAGCTTCAAAGAAAGTATCCGCGTCGGTCACCCAAGATTCTATAGATGAGGTGTCCGGGCGTTTCACTGCTTTACAAATTGCCGGAGAAGAAATCAAGAATCAGAATCAGCTACAAACGATGTCTATTCTTGAATTGAGAGCGGATATGCTGCCTATTATTGCCAATACCACAGGGATAAAGGACATTGCTAGTGAGACACGGGATTTGTTACGGCTTTCTTATGAAGCTATAGTAGACATCAGAGATAACACTAATGTGATAGTAAAGCCTATTCAACAAATGGCTTTAGATATTGCAGAAGTTAAACGGAATACATCAAAATTATAATATATGGCCGACTTATTAATTAACAATAAAGACGCTTTCGCAACGTGGGGCGTGAGAATGGGAGACGGGTTCATTGAAGCTATCTACGCTCCGCTTCCAATGAAAGAAGTTATAGAGAATAAATCCCGTTTACAGGACGGGAAGAAAATAATTATAGCCAATCGAAAGATTGACGAACGGGATCTAACACTAACCTTTACCCTACAAGGAAGTTCTCCATCTGACTACATTACCAAATATAAGGCATTTCTGAATGAGATTACAAAAGGGGAATTTACTGTCAAGGTTCCTGCCTTAGGGGAGGAGGTTTACCATCTATATTACACCCGTTCACAGTCTTTCGGTTTCAATACGGCAAGGACGTTTTCAAAGATTTCGGTAAAGCTTAACGAGCCAAATCCGGGTAATAGAGAGTAAAATTACCACAATAGGCAAATTGTGGTTCATAGGATTGCCGGATTTTATGTTTTGACGTTTCTATCTGCGAACTTTGTAATATGGCAGAATTAGTAGACATCAAAGACATATCCGGCAACATTCGCTTTTCGACTACTATCAATGAGGGTTCGAAAAGACACTTCCTTTTGATGCAGGAAGATTATATCACTTTGCTATTTAGCCTTTCTAATCCGGTTTATTTCAAACTAGGCGACTACGTAGACAATGAGTTGGGAATATTCGAGCTTGTAGACCTTTATAAGCCTACCTACAATACAACGACAGGTGCATACGACTACGAACTCCGCCTTGATGCTTATTATTGGAAATGGAAGAACAAGAAGTTTTTCTATACACCGGAAACCACCGGACGCGAAGCCGCATGGAATCTTACCGCTACCCTTGACACGCATTTAAATGTTTTTCTGGATAACCTGAAAGCACTCGGATATAAGTTCAGGGATCTGGATTTTACTTGGGACATTGACAGCACAGTAGAAAACACTTCCAAGCTCGTTTCCTACGATAACGTGAATCTGATTGATGCACTTACCCAAATGGCAGAGACATGGGAATGCGAATGGTGGATAGATAATCATAAGATTTGTTTTGGACGTTGCGAATATAGCTCCCCAGTGGATTTTAAAGTTGGTGATTTGTCCGACAGCGAGAACGTAAACGTCAACTCCATGCAGCGAAGCGACAGTCAGGCAACGTATGCGACCCGTATCTACGCTTTCGGTTCCACCCGTAACATTCCTTCCAGTTACCGGAAAGATTTGATATTCGATGTAAAAGAGGTTAATGGACGTAATATATCCGACACGTCAAGGCCACTCAAAGTAAACAACTTTCCGTCACGAGTTACGTATAAGGAAGACTATACCGCTAGTAGCAACGAAGGCAGCGGACCTTTTACTCCCTCTTATACAGAATGGACGCTTGATAAGACTTTAGCTTCATTAGCCAAGGGTGGTTCTTATAAAGTTGTTTCGGAAGGAATTTCAATCAATATATCAACAGCCGTCCCGCAAATAGGGAACCGTGCTTTTCTCCCGGCAGGAGATTATATATTGAAGGCGTCATATATCTATAATGTTTCCGGGGAATCAAAAGAGGTGATTATTGGTAATCAGACCGTTTCATTAGCCCAAAATCAACAATATGAGATTGTGTCTAAAATACAGGTTTCCGACACGTTGGTTATCGACAAAAACAGTTCTGATTTAAAAGTAAGGGTATACGTTCACGTACCAGCTCCAGCTTCTTCCGAGCTGTTATCGACTTTCCAGGCGTATGTAACATACGATATTAACGTGTATGGCGGTTCTTCTGCAACGACTTCCGTGACATTCCTTACCGGTGCAAATGCCGGACAGACTTTTGCTGCTGTTTACAATCCCGACCTTTTAACCGGTGACGCAGCAAACATTATCCAGTTACCGGAAGGTGTAACCGCCTCTTTAGGTAACCGGTACACCATTGATAACATAATCAAAGGCAAAGTCCCCGATAACTACTTCAGCAAAGATGACAAGGAAATGACCCTTAACGGAGTTGTTCAGAAACGTCTTATGCTCCCGGAGGGTATTTCTTATGTAGATGCTTATAAATACAGCCCGACCGGTGAGCGTATCAACATCGGAGATGAAAACTACGACAACCCAGATAACGTAGAGATGCCGGAAGAAGAAGCGATTGAGGAGATTATCATACTTGAGGATGAATATCCCCAATACAATGGTACAATATCCAGCGTAAGCCACGATGACAAGGTAGACGATAACGATAAGGAATATCGGATCTATAATTTCAAAGATACGGGACTGAAGAACTTTACAGAAGATTTTAGGCTGGATGGTGAGGAACTTCACATGATATTCCAGACTGGTAAGCTTGCCGGAATGGACTTTGCTATCAACATTGTAGAAAGCGATAGCACCGGAACAACCTTTGAAATTGTCCGCAATGAGGATTACGGTCGCTTTCTCCCGGATGATGTTCTTTATCCGCAAACCGCACACATGGAGGACGGTGAAGAAGTCCCCGCAGACACATATATCCTTTACGGCTTTGATACCGCATACATCTCCGAACAGATGTTGCCGGACGCAGAGCAGAATTTACTCAAAAAGGCAAAGGAGTACGTAAAGAAATCCATGATTGACCCGTCCACCTACGATTGTGAGATGGATGCTGATTTCATCTACAATAAGGGTAATATTCGTACATACGAAGTCGGAGCTAAGGTCAACCTGATAAATAAGGCATTTTTCCCGGAAGGCAGACAATCAAGAATAATCGGTTTCGAGTGGCCGCTGGATATTCCTTACGATCACCCAGTTTATACAGTCGGTGAAACTGCCTCATATTCCCGTATCGGTGAGATAGAGAGCAAGCTTGATTCACTTACTTACAAGGGACAAACCTATTCCGGTTCTGCTGTTGGAGGCGGTGGAACGAGTGTGTATGTTATCGGGGTTAATGACAAGACAATCCCGTCTGACAGAAACGTATTCTCCGCAAAAAGAGTGCTTCAGGAGATTATAGCTTATGCTATAAGTAAGACGAAAGATGACACAGCCCTAGGGCTTATTTCATTCCTGAACGGCATTAACGTTACCAATGGTATTGTAACGGACACGATAACTGCAACAGAATTGAGCAGCAATATTGTAAAGGTACTTGATAAGCTTACAGCCAATAATGCCGCTTTCTCCGGCAATATATCTTCTGTTGATTATGCTGAAAAGTTACTTGGCTGGCTGATAACCCCAGCCGGTGATATAGATGCGAAGTCGTTGCGCCTACGTGATTTCCTTGAAGTGCCGGAATTGCGATATAACCGGGTATCAGTTATCACGGGTGAGGAATGGAACGCACCCGGAGGCGGTATAATCGAATCAGTGGACGAAGAGAACAGCATCGTTTACCTGAAGCTTGAACCGGGCGAGATTGCAGCTGTTGAAGTGGATGATATTTGCAAGGCTAACTTTAACAATGACACAGGCTTTCAGACAACGTATTTCCGGATCACCGAAAAGCTGGATAATGGTTCTTTTAAATACGTTCTCCGTAGCGGATATACTTACCATCCTCAAAAGGCTATGCACTTTGTTTGCTATGGTAACTTCACCAATGCAGAACGCCAGAAGTCCAGCTATTCCACGCAGAATTATATCCGTTTCCTTAAAGGTGTAAACAACTGGGAGATCACAAAGGATATGATTGCCATGCAGTTGGGAGACTTGTCTAACCTGAAACTGTTTGGAATGGATATGACCGGGCATAGTGCATATCTTAACAGAATCTACATGACCGGTACGATCAAACAGATTTCAAATGATGGTGTGACGGAAGTACCGGTTCCGGCTTTCAAAGGTGAATGGAAAGCGGGTACATACTGGTATTACGACGAAGTAACCCACAATGGCAGCACATGGATTTGCATTGAATCTACGACTACGCAGGAGCCGTCAGATTCTTCTACTGACTGGTTGAAGTATACTTCCAAAGGAGAGCAGGGAGAGCGTGGTCCACAGGGATTACAAGGTTTGCAAGGACCAGCCGGACAGGATGGAATACCCGGCAAAGATGGAGAAAATGGACTAACATCATATTTTCATATTAAATATTCTCCCGTCCAGAACCCTACAGCTTCCCAAATGACAGAAACGCCAGATGTGTTCATCGGTACTTATGTAGACTTTACTAAGGAGGATAGTAATGATCCATCCAAGTATACATGGGCCAGATTTGAAGGATTACAGGGTGCAACAGGTGAGCAAGGGATTCCCGGTATTAATGGCGAAGATGGAAAGACTTCATACTTGCATATTAAGTATTCAAATGACGGCCAAACGTTTACAGATAATAATGGGGAAACTCCAGGGGAATGGATTGGACAGTATACCGACTTTGAGAAAAATGACAGTAATGTATTCTCTGATTACAAATGGTCTAAGATAAAGGGTGAGCAAGGGGAACAAGGTCCTCAAGGAGCTACCGGACCACAGGGAGAAACGGGGCCTACCGGTTCACAGGGTATTCCGGGTACTTCTTCATATTTTCATGTCAAGTACTCGGCAAACTCTAACGGTGATCCGATGACAGATACTCCCAATACTTATATCGGTACCGCTGTTACTACAAGCCCTACGGCTCCGACTTCATATACATCATATACATGGGCTAGATTTGAAGGTGCGCAGGGAGAAAGAGGCGAGCAGGGTATACCCGGTATAGATGGAGAGAACGGGCAAACCAGCTATCTCCATATTAAATATTCTGACGATGGTAGTAGCTTCACAGCTAACAACGGTGAGACTCCCGGAGCATGGATCGGTCAATATGTGGATTTTACAGAGGCAGACAGCACCGTATTTTCAAAATATAAGTGGAGTAAAATTAAAGGTGATAAGGGTGACAAAGGTGATAAAGGAGACAAAGGAGATACAGGGTTACCCGGTGCAATGCTCCGTCCCCGTGGAGTATGGAAAGCCAATACCGAGTATTATAACAATGAGACATTCATAGATACAGTAATATATGACGGTCAGAACAAACTTTGTAAGATCACGCATACGTCTACTTCCTCTTTTGACTCAACAAAGTGGGAAGAGTTCAGCGAGTTCGAGAACATAGCAACAAACGTCCTTCTTGCGCAAAATGCGACGATTGATGTATTAGGAACTTCTGGGATATTCGTGGGGAACCTTGAGAAAACAGAGGGTTGGATGATTACGGGGGGAGCTATCAAGCATAATGTAACAACCGTTGAATTGACAAAAGGAGGTCAAATAGCCCTACCTGAAACCGGTGGAATAACAGTAGGCGGAGAGACATTTATCGAGGCTGGCAAGATAAAGACAAAGTTTATTGATGTTGAAACTCTTGAAGTAACACATCTTAAAGGTGCAACAGGTTCTTTTAAAAGACTTGTAGGAGTTGAGATTGAAAACGAAAAAGAGGTAGAAAAATGTGCAATAGGTTTTAGTGCAAGTGAGGGGAAAATGTACTTTGAGGGAGATATACAACATCAAGGTACTTATAAGGAAGAGGACGGAACCGAAAGAAGTTATCGTTTTCTAACTTCTGACCTATGGTGTCGTGGCGAATTTGGACATCGAACGATGACTCATCTCTCTTTTGAATCATCTTCGACTAGTGATTTCTTTGCACATATATATAACTATGGAACAGACACTACATATCATAAATATGCAGAATCAGGTCAGCCAATTGATTGTATATCTCTAGGTGGAACAGGGAATTATGTACTATATGTTTGTGACTCTCCACAACGCAAGATGCTAACTATTATGAATACATCCGGATATCCAAAAAGAATTATGGTAACGTTTCAAGATTCAGCAGTTTTCACTCTTGAGCCATACAGGTTTAAGATTTTCATAACAGCAGAAATAAATACTGATAAAATAAATCCAAACCGGGCAAATAATTTACGTATCATGCAATAATTATGAAAATAGATTTCAGAAAAATAGAATTAACCGATCTCGAAGGGAACAAGAGTACCGTCGATATATCTAAAGCATTCGGAAATGCGATTTATCAAAATACAGGTGATCTTGGAGAATTTAATCTTGCTCAAGATATATACCGGAAAGGAGAAGTTGATATATCCCCTGAACAAGCTAAATCTCTAAAAAAGTATGCGCAGCTATTTACTCGTGTCATTGATCGAATAGCTGTCAGCAATGCTCTATCACAAGAAGAATAATTATATAAACTATAAACAGATAAAGCTATGATTCTACTAGTATTAATGTCATTCATCCTCATTGCCGGTTACGTCTTTGCAATGATAAAGAAGATGAAGGAAATTCCTTACTCTATCAGTGATACCTACTATGCCCTGACGCATAAGTTCTGGTTCGGTTTGTGCATGATCGGCTCCGGTGTATTGCTTCTTCCGGCAGCATTTGAAGCAAGCACGGAAAACAGCCGGTTTCTTGTATTCCTTTCGGTTGTCGGGATGATTGTATTGGGAGTGTCTCCTAATTTTCGAACAGAACAAAAGATTCCTCATAGTATCGGTGCCGCCATGTCTTTGATCTTCTCCCAGATATGGGTAGGTTGCAATAGCTGGTATTGGTTACTGTTATGGGCCGGATTCATCGCTTACATGGCTATTTCCATGAAGAAGCACAGGACAGGGAACTTCATCTCCGACTTCATAAAGAGAAAGCCGATGTTCTGGATAGAGGTAATTTCGTTGTTAACCGTTTATCTAACTTGTATCTTATGAAAGAAGCAATAGTACATACTACAACCGGTAGTTTTGCCGCAATAGCCACCGCATTTGTTGCCGAATCATTGCAAAATATGATTCCGTGGCTGATTGTCTCATGTGCTGTAATCCTCTGTGATCTCCTATTCGGAGTAAGAAAAAGTATACTAATGGGTGAAAAGGTCAGATTCTCACGTGCAATCCGTGCTACTATGGGAAAGATGGTCACTTACTTTGCTTTCGTCTGCATGGTCTGCATGATTAGCGTAGCAAGTCACAATGAATATCCTATAGATGTGTATTCCTGCTTATTGGTATGCTTCATAGAGGGATGCTCGATAGTCGGGAATATACTGAAGCCAAAGGGGATTAACATCAATCTTATCGGGGCTTTGGGTGTGTTTGGTAAGAAGGTGTTTAAGGTTGATAAGGAAGATGTGAAGGAAATTATTGAAAAGGAGAAGTAAGTATGAATTTATACACTATTATTTATGTTTTTCCCTTTTTTCTCTTTATCATACTCTATGCATTTGCGGTGAACAAGCCCAGGAATCGTAAAAGAAAAACAGGGAATAGTAGAATAAAATAGAAAATGAATATGATAAATAAAATATATAACGAAGATTGCCAGGAAGGAATTAAGCGTATTCCTAATGCAAGTGTAGACTGTATTCTAACAGATCCACCGTATTTGTATTTAAAAGGGCAAAAATTGGAGCGTCCGTTTGATGAACAATCCTTATTCCTTGAATTTGCACGTGTCTTAAAACCTAATGGATTTGTGGTTTTGTTCGGGAGAGGCACTTCCTTTTATCGTTGGAACACTATTCTTTCCGAATTAGGCTTTTCTTTTAAGGAAGAAGTTATATGGAATAAGTCATATATAACATCCCCTCTATTGCCTCTATTGAGGGTTCATGAGACTATTAGTATACACTGTGTAGGAAAAGGGAAAATAAATAGATGCAAGATACCTTATATAGAGGCTAAATGTAATGATATAGATTCGATATTAGCGGATATAAAGAGGTTGAGGACTATACTTCATAATCCTAAATCTTTAAAGGAAGTGGAAAATTTTCTTATCAACAATACAGCTTCTTATAAAGAAAACAAAAAGCATGGATATCATGCAACTGCTCAAACTGGGTTCATGGGAGAAGATCGATGCGCTGCTGTATCTAGGGCTATGACAAATGGATGTACAGAGAGATCAATAATAAGGACTGATTTATACAAAAATGAAAAATCCAATAAAAATAACCTTCATGGTGATATGATGATAGGAGACAGAGCGTGTAATGTCATGTCGTCAATAGAAGCCGGCACGAGCGAAAAATCGATAATCAAACAAGCGCGTGACCATTACAGCGCTATTCATCCTACCCAGAAGCCGGTTAGGTTGATTGAACGGCTATTAGCATTAGTCACGCAACCAGGTGATGTCGTATTAGATCCGTTCTCTGGAAGTTGTTCTACTGCTGTGGCTTGTATTAATAACAATCGAAAGTTTATTGGTTTTGAAATTGATAAAGAGTATTACGATGCAGGCATTCATAGGATTAATGAAACTTTGAAAGATTTAAAACTAGTAGTATGATAAATAAAATCAGCGCCTTAGCCAGCAAGCTTCTATCCAAGATCGGAATAGACGGAATGGCTCACATTATAGTATGCCAGAACTTGGTTATGTGGCTATCGAAATATACGCCACTATGGGAAGCAATCATTATAACCGTCGTAATCTTCGTTCTGAAGGAAGTATACGACAAGTACTGCAAGAAAACAGAGTTTTCAATTAAAGACATCATCTGTGATTGCGTAGGTCTGGCATTGGGAGTATTAACATTGATATTATAGGAGGAAATAAACATGAGTTTACCAAGAGGTTTGAGAAACAATAATCCGGGTAACATTCGGATCACAAAAGATAAATGGCAGGGATTGAGAGAAAAGCAGGAGGACAAATCGTTCTTCCAGTTTACGGAAATGAAATGGGGTTACCGTGCCCTTATCCGAACCTTGCAAAACTACCGTAAAAGACACGGCTGTAAGACGATTGCCGACTTCATCAAGCGGTGGGCACCGGAGAACGAGAACAATACAGCCGGATATATCAGCCGTGTATGTAGCGAAATGCAAGTCCCGAACACATACGTTCCGGACATCAACGACAAAGCAACCATGTGCGCTTTTGCTGCCGCCATCTCACGTGTTGAGAATGGAGTTCCGGCTGTTATGGCTGACATAGAAGCCGGATGGGCTTTATTATAAACTTTAATCAATAGGAGGAACAATCATGGCTAATTTACAATTTACCCAAATAACGAGTCAGGATCTTTATGCATCAGAAATTGTTGTCAACAGTAATTTCAACATTCATTTAGACCGTGTTTCTGGATCAGAAATCAGAATCTATCAGAAAACCGGTAGCGAAACTGAATCAATGGATGAACGGACAGCCGAAAGCCGAGGTTTCGACCCTGTATTTCTTCCGGGATATATCCAAAGTGATTCCGGTAAAGTGTTTGATTACGATTTTGACGCCTTAGTTTATCCGAAGGTGATTCGTATCGAAAGCTATACTGAAGTAACAAGTGGAATTCTAACGGAGGCTGAATGATGCTTAATAGAGTCTCATTAAACACAATAGGGCTTAACCGGATCGGATTGAACCGAATCGGTAAGCCTTCTCGTGGTTCGTCCGAACGCCCCTACATCGACCCGGAAGTCTTAGCATCCTTGAAAGCTGTGTGCATCTGTTATGGTAAGAGCAACGACGATCCGGACCGGGCTGTTGTCAAGAACTTGGTAGACCCTGACAATCCGTTTGTAATTAGTAACGCAGCTTACACCGAA